CCCATTGATAACAGATCTATCATATACGACAAACATCGGAAAAACAGGGAACGAAAACGGGAGACGCGGCATCGAAGAAAGACTGGATGCACTAGAAGAAGTGCTGATTACTATAGCAGGGAAAAAGCAAGAAGTTACAATGCTTTTAGACAGACGAGAATTAGGCAGAGCTTTGTTGGAAGTATAAAGGTAAAGCAAAAATGATACGATATATCAATTCAGAAGGAAAAGAATATAAATTTTACGATGCAAGAGTGAGAGCAACAAGCGGAAATTTTCACAAGCACGCTTGGACGCCGGAAACGAGCAAAAGAAAAATAGGAGAAACTGTACAAGGTTTTGAGAAAGACGCGGCGGAGTACGAAATCACTTTTACGGTTAGAGGAGCGTTGGAAGATCGAAAAACATTTTTGGATGAAATGCAGGATGCGTTCGAAACAGATGTTTTACTAGAGAGACCGGGAAGAATTTATTTTGGGGATTATTACATAGATGGGTTTGTAACATCGTCCGAAACAAAAACGTCGGATATAGCAGTCTATTATTCACAAAATAAGGTGAAATTGTATTGTCCACGTCCAATATGGACAAAAGAAAACCCGTATACGTTTCACAGTTACGGCGTATCGTCATCTGATAATAAACGCTACTCTGGGCGTTATCCTCACCGCTACGCAAATGGCATGAACAACACATACATCCAAAACCATCATTTTACAGATGCAAATTTTACACTTGTAATTTATGGGCCGGTCGTAAACCCTCAAGTCATCATCGGAGATAAAAGCTATTTAGTTAATATTGTTTTGGAGCAGGGAGAACGGTTGGAGATAGACAGCCGCACGAGGACCGTTACAAAAATATCAAAAAACGGTGAGCAAGTCAACGCGTTTCATAACCGGGAAAAAGGAAAGAAATTTTTTAAAAAGATCCCACCCGGACGGCAAAAAGTTGTATGGTCGGGTAAATTTGACTGGGATCTCGTGATCTACGAAGAAAGGAGCGAACCAAGATGGAGCGGGTGGAAGCAGCGCTAAATGGGAGCGCGCAGAATTTACCGGAAATCGGAGAAAATCGCTATCAAGGAAAACTAAACGCGCCGGCAACGAAAGCGAAAGAAGTGGTTTACCCGGTAATGATTACCGCAACTGGGGATAATGGTGGAGTAACGGAAGAAACTCGGGACTTGATTGTACGAAATGCAGATCTATTTCCGCTGGAATTTACCATTGCCCGAAAAAACGGAGAAGAGCTGGGATTTTTAGATCAGAGCGTTGCGATCGACATGGATCTTGGAGATGCGGACGACTTTGAAATCTGCTTGCCGCAGGAAGAGTGGACAAAAGAGCGGTACTGGTACGGAAATCGCATTTTTGTACCGAGAACAGAATACGGCGGAATCCTAAACAGTCTTGAAGTGATGACCAAAACGCAAGAAATTGTGTGGTGCGGCACAACGTGGAGAGGACTGCTAAAGCGAAAAATCATAGAACCGCCGGAGGGAAAGGATCACCTGACAGTAAGCGGAGATTTAAACGATATTTTGAGAGATCTTATCAAAGACCGATTCGACGGTCTTTTTTTTGTGCCGGAAGAAAAGGCAGGGATCACCGTCACAGGTTGGCAGATCGACCGATACGTCACGTTATATGATGCAGTCGATAAAATGTTAAGCGCTCAAGGATATCGCCTGCAGATCAGCTACGTTGAGCCGGAAAACCTTGATTATGGATACGTTTCCGTCAGAGCCGTACAGATCAAAAACTATTCGGAAACGTTGGAATACTCGCAAGATGGAGAGGTGCAGTTTACCGTAAAAGATTACAGAGGTGGCGTGAATCACTTAATCTGTGCCGGAAAAGGACAAAACGAAGAAAGGATCATTCTGCATTTATACGTCCAAAAGGACGGGAGCATCGGAAAGACCCCGTATTACACTGGACTTGAAGAAAATGAAGCGGTTTATGAGTTTTCGAGCGCAGACAAAGAAAAGCTGGAAGAGGATGGAGCAAAGCGTCTAAAAGAGCTGCAAAACTATAAAAGCATCGACGTAAACGTAGAAGGGATCGACTTGGAAATCGGCGACATCGTCGGCGGATATGAAGAAATTACAGGAACGAGACTACAAAAGCCGATCGTTAGAAAAATCATAAAAACAAAAAACGGAAAAACAACAACAGAATATAAAGTAAAAGGAGATGACTAGATGGGAGAACTGAAAGGAATTACAATCAATACCGACCCAGCGGCGGAGGCACATATTTACGCGGAAGACGACGCAGCGATTTATCAGAGCATTGTCGGATCAGATGGGGTCATGATGATCGGCCAGCAATGTGAAAGTCAGGTGATCAGTAACAACAAAGTACGAGTAAAAGACGGAGTTATCGTAGTAGGCGGACATTTTGCCCGCATCCCGTACGGAGATTATATTGACTGTGAGATTGTCAACGGGCAATCCGGCAGAAACCGAAACGACATCATCATAGCAAAATTCATCACTACGGGAACAGGTGGCATCGACACCTACACATTAGAGGTCAAACAGGGCGCATCCACAACCGGGTCGGCAACGGATCCGACGCTGACACAAAACAACCTCTACGAATCGGGAAAAATCAGGGAAATGCCGCTCTATCGAGTGGTAATTAAAGGGTTAAGCATCACAAAAGTAGAAAAAATGTTCGAGAGCGTCCCGACAATCCCTATGTTAAATACATATTTGTTACAATTACAGGCTCACCATGATAAAAAGACGCTCACGCCCACGGATCTGGGCGTAAGAGCAGAAGTGTGGAAAGCCATAGCAAGCAACTCGTATAAAATCGGTAAAACGGTGCATCTAAACATAGAAATCTATACAACTGCCACAATAGTTGCAAACAACGTGTACGACAATGTTTTTTCGATACCGCCACAGTATCGCCCATTAAATGACGCTGTTGTAAATGTAGTGGCATCAGAAGGAACGTATAAAAACCCAGTCGCTTGTACATCTTTAGCGAAGAAAAACGGTAATCTGTTTGTCTGCATCCCAAAAGCTACAAATAATTATCTTTTTATCGATGCGGAGTGGGAGTGTGCTTGATAATTAATTACTTTTTGGTGTATTTAATTGTAACGCATCTTTCCTATTGCGTATTCCAATCGGAGTCAGAAAACAGATCTTTTAGAAAGGAATGATAACATGAAACTTATTTTTAATGATGCAACTGATATGCCGATACAGTCATATGAAAAAATCGGTGGTGCGGTGCGATTCTTGACAATCGGAATTGCGCCGGAAAAGCTGAAAGAAATCTTTGAGGATGCAACAAAAACAAAGGTGATGAACGTCACAGAACGTGGGCAGATCATAGATACCTTGGAAAATTACACGGGATACGATTATACTGAGATACATCCGGGTGGAATTTATGGAGTTGTAAATAATAAAGCCGGTCTGTCAACAGAGGAGCGATTGGATGACATGGGGATTAAGTTGGAAACAGCGAAGCAGGACATAGAAGCACTGAAGGAAAACGGTGGCAACGGTGGAGCACCGGGAACGTATGCGTCTGTCTTTGCGATGGCTAAAATATCTGCAGAGAAAATTACAGATGATGAGCAGGCTCTTAAGGTAGCAGATCTGTACGATTTATGGAGCGGCGATGGAGTAGCCTACAAGACTGGAAAGTATATTACTTACCAAGATGCGCTATATAAGGTACTCCAAAACCATACATCTCAAGCGGACTGGGCGCCGGACACCGCCTCAAGTTTATATGCTAAGGTGCTTACAGATCCGACCGGAAAAGTATTGCCGTGGGAGCAGCCAAACAGCACAAACCCATACAAAAAAGGTGATAGGGTAACACATAAAGGGAAAACGTGGGAGTCTCTTGTAGACAGCAATGTGTGGGAACCGGGTGCAGTTGGATCCGAGAGTCTCTGGAAAGAAGTTGCATAACGAGAAAGGAAAGTGAGGAATATGAAAATGAATTATGCAGAAGCAATTATTGACGGATACAATGCGATTGCAGGAGCGATTGTGGCGGTGTTGTCCTACATATTAGGAGAGCACTGGATCTTATTTGCAGCCTTTTTGCTACTTAATGTAGCAGACTGGATAACCGGGTGGATGAAGAGCAAGATGGCCAACAAAGAAAACTCTGTCAGAGGCTGGAAAGGCGTCCTTAAGAAGTTGGGGTACTGGCTTATGATTATGGTTGCGTTTGGGGCATCGGCAATCTTTATCGAGATCGGTAAGGCGATCGGTGTAGATTTAGGGATCACTACATTGCTTGGATGGTTCGTACTGGCCAGCTTGCTTATAAATGAGATTCGCTCGATTTTGGAAAATTTCGTAGAAGCTGGATTTAACGTGCCGATTATATTGATTAAAGGTTTAGAGGTTGCAGACAAGGTCGTAAATAAAGATGGAGATTCAGAGGGCGAGTGATCGCCCTCTTTTGCGCCGGTGCAAATGCCGGAAGAAAGGAGAAGAACATGAGTATTTGTAGAGGAGTAGCAGGACTTAGAGGTGGAAATCCGAGAGGAATTTTTATTCACAACGATGCAGGATCACAAAATGCAAATGCGGCGTTTTACAGAAAATGGCTGCAAACACATCCGTTAGAAAACGGATTTGCTCACGCTTATGTAGCTAGTGACGGGATCTTGTATGCGGAAGATGATGCCTACGCAGCATGGCACTGCGGGCAGACGGACGGAAACCGGAACTATTATTCGATCGAGGTCTGTCAGAGTATGGGGGATTTGGAAATCTTTAAGAAAAATGAAGAGAATGCGTTGAAGCTGGCAGCGCAGAAGTGTAAGCAGTACGGTATCGTTCCAAACACGAATACAATCCGGCTGCACAAGGAGGTATTCGCGACAGCGTGCCCGCACAGATCTGTAGAGATTCATGGGGGCACATCTGGCTGTAAAACATATTTTATTAATAAAATCCGTGAGTATATGGGAATGGACAAGTTGCCGGATGCTCCGGTTGTCAGTGGAGGCGGAAGCAGTGCA